AGAATTTGATACTATCTTAAAAAAATATAACGGCGTTAAGAGCCGTCATGGTCTATATGACTTTGATAGTATAAATGTAGCGTCAGCAGGAGAAAGAGATCCAGACGCTGAAGGTGCTACAGGAATGAGTGCTAGTAAAATGAGAGCGGCCGCAAAAGAAAAAGACTTTACATTATTTAAAAGAGGTCTGCCATCTTCATTTGCTAGAACTAAAAATGCACAAGACCTTTTCCGAAACGTAAGAAAAGGAATGATGTTAGCTGCAAGTATGGACTACACAAGTCTAGGTGCATTTAAATTTAAGCCATTTATAACTGCCTCAACAAAAGAGGAGTTAGATAAGATGACATTAAGGGACAAATATATTTCTGAACATTTATATGATGTAGGAGATATAGTAGATGATATAGAGAGTAATGTAACTGGTGTTATCATAAGAAGAGGAACAAACTATGTAACTTTAGAAGATGTTGATATGAAGTTGCATAAAGCTTGGTTGTATAATATAATGGAGACACCTGTTTATCCTGTTAAGTTAGAGGAGAGATCAAAGGTATTGAAAGAACAAAAAGAACAACCTAAAGACAAAGGATTACCACTTGTTGGTTTTAAAGTAGAAACTAAAACAAGTAAAACTAAAAGATTTAAAGAGATTTATAAAGAATTAAAGACAAAAGGTGAGAAAGAACCTGAAAAAAGAGGTAACGAATTTCAAGCAGATGTAGGTGTACCACAAGAGGCATACGAAATAGGCCACGATTGGGCAAAATATACATCAACAATTACCCCAGGTGAGAAGAATTATAATCCAAAATTTGAAGGTGGTCCTTATAAACCAAGTAAACATAGTGATAATCTAATCAACGTTAACGCAAGTAAGGACAAAAAACCAATGGATAAGAAAGTTGAATTAAAAGATATAGAAGAATGGGCAAGTAAAAGAGAAACAATAGATAAATATAAGGAAAGATATGGGGAAGAGTGGCAGTCAAAAATAGAAGAAACATACAATAAAATGTTTAATAAAGTGATTGACACCAGCAAAAATATGCAAGAAGGAAGAATGAAAGACATCGCTATTGACCTTAAAGCAAGGGACGAAGGCGGGTTAGATCCAGAAACATTTAAACGTAAGTACGGCAAATCTAAAGCAGATATGCAAAGAGATTTAGGTACACCACCAGGTGTTCCGAAATCATTTAAAGAGTTTTGGGCACAATCGGAGAAGAAAAATGAGCAACTATAAAAATCTAGCAAAGAAAATCATAAGTGAAATACAATTAGCATATGTTGTTAGATATTTGGACCCTAAAAATGGTAAGAGATTTGCAGTTCCTTTTAAAACTGAACCAGACGCAAAACAAAAACGAGACCAATTACAAAGAGATGGTGCTAAACAGTTATCAATTACAAAAGATTATCTAAAAGGTAAGTTTAAAGAATCTGTAGATAAAGATGGTGCATATGCAATCGGTATGGCAAAAGCTAAAGATATGTACAATGATGAAAAACCTGTAGATAAAAAAACAATTACAAAAGCACACGATATTGCTAAAGCAATATTAAGAAAAGAAGAATATATTACTGAAGAACAATTAATAGAACAAGACAAACAAGAACTACAAGAATTTTCTAAAGCACAATTAGATATTTTAGCAAGACAGTTTGCTGACCTTAAAGGTAAAACTATATCTATTGACAGAGCAAATCAGTTAAGAAAAATTTTTGATAAAATACCTAATCATTTTTTAAATGATTTAAGAAAGAAACATATACCTTTCTTATCAGGTCTAGCATTATCACGTATGATACAAAAAGGTATACCTGTTAGAGAGAATATAGATACTGATTATTTAAAAAGTAAATTAAATACAGCACAAATAAACAATATCAAAAATACATGGAAGATGAAAAAGGCTACCGATGTAACCCCAGCTGTTAAAGATATGATTAAGAAGATGGACATCCCAACTCAATTAGCAATCAAACACGCTGGCATTAATCACTTGTCAAAATTAATAGAACAATCTTGTGAGTGTAAATGTGGTCAATCACCATGTAAATCTTGTGGTAAAGATCATCATAATGTCAAAGAAGACGCTTCTAAAATGGCACAGGCGATGGCTACAGGAACACAAAAGAAAATTGCAGATTTATCAACACGTATCAAAGATACTGAAACACGAGGAAGAGATATAGACCTTGGTGATAAAACTAAAATCGCAATTAACAAAGCAGATGTCACTCATATGAAACTTAAACTTGCAGATTTAAAAGACAAGTTAAGATCAGATAGACAGAAAAGAGCAATGGCAGCTCAAAACGAACCTGAAACTGATAGTACAGGTAAACCTAATAAGAAAAAGGAAATTACAGAAAATGAATAAGAAATATTTTGAAACAAGAACTGGCAGCTTAGAAGACGTTTCAACAAAAATCGCTACAGAGCAGCCAACATTAAAAAAAGACGAACCAAAAGTTAAACTCACAGTAGAGAAAAGTTACTTTGATGTAAAACCAGGATCACTTGCAGACGCAGCTGCTAAAGTTGTAAGTGAAGATAAAGACCCTTGTTGGAAAGATTATGAAATGATAGGTACAAAAAAGAAAGATGGTAAAGAAGTACCAAATTGTGTACCTAAAGAAGAAACTATTGTAGAGTTTTCAACACAACAAATTAAACAAGCGTATGGCATATTAAATGATCCTAGATACAAACAAGGTAACTATGATGGTGCTGTAAAGGCAATTGAAAAACTTGCAAAAGGTTTATCAAAACATAAAGATGTTGCGAATGCTTTAAAGAGAGCTAACGAAGAAGTTATAAAAGAAAATCCATTAGTGGCTTTAGGAAGAACTGCAGCCGCAGCTGCTGGGGCAGCCGCAGGTGAAACAGCAGTAAATAGAGCTGCTGATGCTATTAGTAATATTGCTTCTAATAAAAAGATTGTTGGTACAAAAGACAAAAAGTCTTTTTCAGATGTACGTAAAGAGCAAAAGTTAGTTAAGACAACAGGCAAAACAGCAACAGGTAAAAAAGCTGCTGTTATTGATGTAGAACCATCATCACGTCCAATATAGAAAGTACTAGTCTAATATGAATCCAATTATATATTGTGATATGGATGGAGTATTAGCAGATTTCAAAACAGCTGCACAGAAAACTACAGGTATGTCCATTAACAAATGGATGAATATACCATCTTCAAAAGAAAAATGGGCACCTATTAAGGCCAATAAGAACTTCTGGTCAACTCTACCTTGGATGCCTGGTGGTAGACAACTATGGTCTTACTTATCAAAGTTTGACCCACATATATTATCAGCATACGTAGAAGAATCGTTTGATCCTAACTGTATACCAGGTAAAACTGCATGGTTAAGAAGAAATACAGGTCTGTCAAATCGTTCAAAAATCAATTTAGTAACACGAAAAGAAAAGAAACTTTTTGCTAGAAAAGGCCAACCTGCAATACTAATTGATGATTATGAGAAGAATGTTAGAGAATTTATACGTGCTGGCGGCGTTGGTATACATCACACAAACACATCAAAGACTATTTCATCACTCAAAAAGTTGGGTTTCTAATCTAATTCCTTATAAATAGTACTAGTTATATAACGAATAAGAAATTAATTAATTTAAAGGAGAAAAGATATGAGTGGATGGGCAAAAGGAGCGGATACCGCTACAAATAAACCAAAACATTTATCTACTAACGAGAACTCCCAGTATAAAAAGCAAGATGTTTACGCAACCAATTCAGGTTGGGTACAAAGAGCTGGTACTAAAGCAACTGGTAACGATAATGCCAGCAGCCAACCAGAACTCTTGGTCGCTATACGAGGACTTGCAGGTACATCAGCAACGACTGGACTACAGGAAGCAACTATTACAAATTTAAGATTTATAATAGGTAGTACTGCAGCTACAGACTTAACAGCTGGTTCATCTAGTCAAACGGTTCACATAGAGATAACTTGGGACGAAGCAGTTACAGTTACTGGAGCACCAGTAATGAAAGTTGTAAATAGTGGTGGTGGAACACACGATTGTGTTTATACTGCAACTGGTTCAACAGCTAACAGAAAGAGATTTACAGTAGCGAGTCAAACACTTGCAACTGGCAATGTTCTTTCATTAGGAACTGCTCTCCATGACGCAATAACATTACCAGGTGGAGCAACAATCAAAGATACTGCTTCAGGTACTATTAATTCGCAAAGAAATATTCCAGCGAGTTTAAGAGTTACACATACAGTAGCTGCGTAGTAGAGCATAATTATTAACAATTTAGGGGCGGTCAATCCGCCCTTATAAATATATTAACAAAGTGATCTAGGCAATTACCTAGAGTAGCATTCCCGAAAGGGTTTAAAGGAGAATAAATGGCAGACAAAAAGATAACGGCATTGACCGATTTAGGAACTGCGTTGGCTGACGCTGACTTGTTCCACGTAGTTGACGATCCGTCAGGTACACCAATAAACAAAAAAATATCAGCAGCAAATGTGTTCAATAACATACCATCATGGTTAGGTTTAGGACAGACTTCACAGTCAATAACTGCTGACGCTTCATCACAGGTTGCAAACGTAACAACTGCTGTAACTGAAATTAACGCAACAGCAGCAACTGGTGCTATTTCATTAGCAGATGGTTCTGATGGACAAGTTAAGATGATAATTAATACTTCAACATCAGGTACAAATAACGTAGTAGTTACACCAACTAATTTAAGAGGTGGTACTACTATTACTTTAAATGCTGAAGGTGAAACAGTAACTTTATTATTTAAAAACGCAAAATGGAACGTGATCGCTGGTCATGGATACGTTGTTGCATAATATATTATAGGAGAATATAATGGGTATTACTACACAAACGTTAATGAAAGAACGTTTTACATTACAAAAAACGTTTAATGATTTGAACGGAAAGATACAGGCGATTGAAAAAGAAGTGGCAGTTATGAAAAATAATATGAATGCTGTACACGGCGCCTTACAACAAGTTGAGAAGTTGATTCAAGTTGACTCTGTAGAAGGAAGAAAAGATGGAACAGAAGCAAAACATAATGGTTTTGAGAAACCAGGACCTTATAAAGAACCTGCTCCTGCAATGTCAGATGGCCCAACTGGTGCTCTAAAGAATGAAGCAAGTCCTTTAGACATACAAGAGAAAGAAAAGGCTCAACTTTTAAACGAGCAAGAAAAATGAAAGAAGATATCAACAATTTTTTAGACGATCTGGCTAACAATACACCACACGAAGGTCAGTTTAAAGATGTTGATAAGTTAAAAGAAAGTAATATGAAAGAGGTTGAAGAAGACCTTGTGGGTGGTAAAACTTTTAAGAAATTAAAAGACGAAGTAAAAAGAGGAGAAAAATGAAAACATTTAAACAACATATAAAAGAAGATGGTAAGATGGTTGGCACAGCCACATCTAACGCAGTTGAAGATGGGAACATCGGTGTTCATAACATCCATGACCCAAAGATTTTGAATAAAGTAAATGCTTTTGTTGGCTCTATTGCTAATGGAGAATACATCAAACCTGAGGCTGCTCTTAATCAGTTAAGTGCAAAATTAAGTACAATTGGTGTTACAGTAAAAGATAAAATTGAAATAACAGATAAAAAAGGAAACTTTGAAAGTGCTTTAGTTTTTAATGGCGGTCGTTTCGGTAAAGATACAGACGGTAGTGATATAAATGATGATGGTTTATCTCATAAAGGTAATAGTTTAAAACTAAAAGGTAATTACGAAACATTAGAGAACGGCGCTGTTAAAGTTTATGCAGAGCTTGGCTAATGTTTGACAAGATAACGAAGAAGAATTGGTTATTTTACGCTATAAAAAACTACAATGTTCCTAATTTAGATAGTGAGCAGGAGTTTTATGAAGATGTGAAAAGATTTAAATATCTTAAACGTCTATTCCGTAAATATAAAACCACAGGTGAACTGAAAACAAGATTAGTATTAAATCATATTATAGTATTAACAAATGTATTTGGTAATGAGGCAGCGGCTACATTATTATTGTTTAAAATTGAAAGAGAGTATTGGTCAGTATTAAAAACTTTCTTACAATATTTAAATGTGATTGCAGTAGATGAGTTGCCAAACATAAAGATACATAAAACTTTGTTGTCAAGTTTGGAGAAATTATAATGGGAAGAGCCATAGATTTATTAATAACGTATAGAGTAATCAAAATGTTGGTTACACCTTGGACTCAGCATGACGCTTATAAGTATGGAATTATTGATGATAATGGCAAGGTGTTAAGAAAGATGAAGACCATAAAGTCAGGTAAAGAAAGAGATTCTTACACTATACTACACAGATTTGTTTTTAATCTGAAAAGATTATTAGGATTATTACCAGGTGGTAAAACAAAGTATGCTTCATATGCGACTGCTTTGGCTTTACTATTAAAAGAAAACAAAGATATCAATGCTATTGAATTAGAAAAGGCATTGTATAAACATCTTGCTGAGAATAATCTGATAGCATATGATGACGACCTAAAAGAATCTGTAGGGTTTGATTTCTTACCAGAAGGTAAGTTTATAATGACAGATAAACTAGAAGATTTAGAAGGTGATACAACTGGTGATGTAGGTGATATAGTTTACACAACTGAAAACCAAAAACCATTTGATAAGTATTTTGGAGTTAATCTTTACCATGTTATAAATGAAGATACTAAAAAACAAATTATAGTATCTGAAGATAATATAGAGAGGATAAAATTTTAATGAGAACGTTTAAAGAATTTAGAGAAAGCAACTTACGATATTCAGTTAAATTTGCATATCAAAAAGGTGGTAAGATTGCTAATGCTTTTTATAAAGATAAAGAAGAAGCTGAAAAGTTTGTTAAATCTGTTATCGCAAAAGGCGGTAAGGCAATTATGACAACTGAAGATGTTTCCGAAGACGCTCCTGCAAATGCAGTAGGCGACGGATCAAATGTTGCAATGCCACCATCACACGAACCTGGTGTACACGTAAAGAAAAAGAAAGAAGACAACCCTTTAACAAAATTAATCAGTAGGTTTAGAGTAAAAGAAGACTATGATAAGGTAGAAGTTGAGAACTTAATTAATAAGATTGAAACTAACCAAGAAGTACAAGAAACTCAAATAGAACCTATTAAAAACAATATCAAATCAAAAAAAGAAAAAGGTACATATACTGAACAGTTTGGTATGCAGGCATTTAGATACGTAGTAGATAGCCAAATTACAACAACTGTATCAGAAAAGTTTAGAAATCAAGTTGCGTCTAAACTACTTTCAAAACACGTATGAAAACGTTTAAACAAATAAGAGAGTATATGAGAGGGTTTGGAATAGGTCCTTTAGATACATACAAACCTATGAACTCAATGGGTTCATCTGGTCAATTCTTTCCAAACAAAAGATATGCAACTACAATGCCTACATTGTCAGCAACAGCAAAAGGACCTGGGTTGGGCACAATTAAACCTATGCTGACAGCAAACAAGAAGAAAAAAGGAGATAAAGATGTCAGAAAAAGTAATTAGATATGGCGCTGGTGGCGTTCCTTACGTTGAAAAAAAATCAGAGGCGCCTAAGGAAGAAGTTAAAAAAGAGGAAGTTATTTCAGAAATTTTAACTAAAAACCCTAATAAAGAAGACAAAAAAGATAAGAAAAAGGACTAAAATTTTATGATAGAAACATTAATCGCATTAGCAATGAAATTTTGGATGTGGTCATTACTGATATTATTTGTTGTTATTGGGTTTATTATTAACTTACTAGATAAAAGAAAAAGTACGAACTTAAATTTTTCTTATGATAAGTTACCACACTTACAACCAATACCTATACTCACAAAGGGTAAAGGGTTTTTTAAAGGTATAGTTATGTGGTTACTAGGAACAAGAAATTGGAAACTTTTAACAGATTTTAGATATAAAATGAACGGCACAGAATATGTTATACCTGAAGGTTTTACATTTGACGGTGCAAGTATACCAAAATTTTTAAGATCGTTTTTTTCACCAGTTGGTGTATTACTAATTGGTGGTCTTGTACACGATTATATGTACAAGTATGCTGCTCTAAAACCAGCAGCAGCAAAAGGTTCACTTCTAATGGTAGATCAAAAGAAAGCAGATCAAATCTTTAGGGATATAAACATAGAAGTAAACGGTTTCTATTTTATGAACTATCTAGCATACTGGTCATTAAGAATAGGTGGTTGGGTTGCTTGGAATGGTCATAGAAGAAGAAATGTCAAACTAAAATAAGGAGATAAAAAATATGTTAA